TAATTTAATCCACCCACCTGGGATCGAACCAGGGACACACAGATGACTTCTTCTAACGATTACAGTCTGTTGCTCTTCCAACTGAGCTATGGGTGGGCGGCAAGCAGGAGCTCGTCCCAGGAAGGATTTGAACCTCCGATCTATCGGTTAACAGCCGATCGCCTTAACCACTTGGCCACTGGGACTTCCTAACAATATCTTAGTAGCTTATCTTTAAATCAATATGTTTATTTTCTGTTTTGGTTTGGGAATATACAAATATTTTTCAATATAAAGTATAGAATAAGAATAATGAAAGGTGGTGCTTTCCTTGGAAAAGGAACCGCAGGAAGCGTTTATACAACCAATGATGAAATATTCAACAAATATACGGTTAAATTTACACAGAATAATAATGATGTTCCCAAAGACGAAAATACTGTAATAAAAACTAACTTTCAAGACCAATCATATATGCTGACTGAAATAGCAATTATTGAACGACTATTTAAATCGGTACCCAATTTTCAAAGATTTGTCCCATTCCAACGAAATGCATATATAGTTACATTGCAAAATGAATCACAGTTAGTGCAAGGGATTCTAATGCACAAATGTCGTTCATTTCACGACGAAGCAGATTTAGAGAAATATCTTACGGTGAACAAAGGACTTGACAAACAATTAATGAGTTTCCTATGTGATTATTTATACAGCCTACACGATATGAATTTTCTTCATCTGGATATAAAACCTGATAATATTTTGTATAGCGAAATCACGAAAAAATTCTATATCGGGGATTGTGATACTATTCGCAGCATTTCCTCCGTTATACAATTATTGGAAAGTTTTAGAAAACCAACGAAAGCAACACTTGGAAATATTCGTTATGATGAACGATTAAGTAAAAACTTAAATAGAATAGTCGATGAGTTAAAGCAAGGACATTACCCGGATTATACTATTATGACAAAAATGCTAAAAGTATTGGATTGGCAAACAATTTACATGCTTTGCTTGACGGTATATACAGAGTATATTGATGATTTTTTAAAGAAAATGAAACCATTATTACCAAATGTTATATGGAAAAACATCTATAGTATAAAGCCAGTTCTGTCTAATGATATTGGAATAGATGAATCTATTCTAGCCAGGAATTTAGAATGGTGGATTAAATTTGATGTTAAACGTTTTGAGAAAGATATGTTGGAATTTACATCAAGCCCACAAAGTGGGGGCCTGAAAAAGGTAAATGTTACATATGATAATAGAACATACTGTGTTAGAATCGCTGCCGATGGGACGCGTTACATAACCACAGATAGAAAACGACTATATTTGACTCAAATAAGAGGTAAATATCGTTATAAAAAATAAGGGTGTTACGGAAGGAAGAGCCCTTTGTGTATGTTTATTTTCCTTTTCCTATGTATTCAATCATACCCTTCGTCCATTCACTCATTTCTGCGGCAGTTCTATGTTCAAAATCAATGGCGTGATTCTTTAGATACGCGATGAGTTTCTTCTTTTGGACAGGTGTCAAGCGTTTCTCACATTCCATGGTATAAACGTAGGCACATGCAAACGCTTCATTATAACTGTTCTCAATGGAGCATTTTTTATTTACATGTTCAATACACTTTGCCATATCAAGCGCCTGACGACTGGGCCGACGCCTGCCGCCAGCGAGACCAAACCCTTGTGTTTCGTAAATCGCATAGGTAATTTTTCGCATGAGTTCATCCTCCCAATGTGTATCATCCCATTCGCCATTTACCTTATGTTGATTGTATGTTGGTAGATCTAAATATTTAAAGCATGTGTGACTGATAGGAAAGGTGTTGTTTAACCGTTGCTTCTCTGCGTCGCTTGTAGCGTTGGAAGGATCGTTATTGATAAAATGTATCTGATGCACCACATTTGGATTTATGCTACGACTGCCTGTCCAAAAGTAGATTAAATGTGGAAGAAAGCTATTGTAATAAACATCTTTACGCTGTGTTTCATTTTTAGGAATCTTATCCTTGGTCAAGAAGATATCGTAGGGTATCTTTGTTTTTAATTCATTGGGTTTCCGCAACAGTGTTGAAAACCATTGAATGATCTTTTTCTGATGCTCATTATTTCTCGTAGCCACGGCTTTTTCTGCTTCGGTCATTTCATCCTCAATTTCAGAATAAACTACATGCATATTCTTTTTCTTAAAGATTTCATCTACATGTGCCTTTTGAATACCGCCTCTATTTAGTGTGGAATCCATGATGTTGATTGCAATCTGCTCATCACTGAACACACCACGGAAATTAATGAGAAAACCCTTCTTGAAATGGTATAAGAGGCTCCGATAGATTTCACGATAACTTTTATACTGCGCTCTTTTCTCAGGTGTAAAGGCGTGTATATTGTTCATATTGATTGTATTTAACACATACATACCTGTGCGGTTAATGAATTCCACCACATTCTCTTTGGTCACGGCCTTGTTTTTCTTATCCTCCAAAAGTGGGTATTGATCGTTGAATTCTAGATAGGTATATTCTAGAGAATCCGGGTCTTCTTTTAATAAGTTGATTAACGGACCAGCTCTGGAAGGCATATCCATTAAGAAATAGAGACCGAATGATTTCTGATCCATATTGGATGCCTCTTGAGCACCATTGTATAAATAGGACATCGTATAATAACTGAGTTTCACTGGAAGCTCAATGCCCATCAAAAAGCACCGTGAGAATAGTCCGCCAATAAATTCTACGAAGCGATATTTATCTTCCAGACGGAATTGACCCTCTTTAACCTCTACAAATCCATTAAGTGCCTGTATAAATTCAGCCGAACATTTATACGAATGATTAAATTGGAATCTGGAACTACCTTCCTCTGATGGAATGAGTACATTCGTATAGGCGGGATTGACCAGTTGATCCAAACATGTCTGTAGTAAATCGGTTTGCACACCTACGAAATGACCTTGTTCTCCATTAAAAGTTACATCAAAATAGCTCATCCAAAACTCAGCCGCCGCCTTCTTTTCAATTATACACCAGACATACCAGATTTTAAAAAAATCCGCCAAGGAGTTTTTACGTTCAATAACACACTTGATATAGTATTCATTTTTATCCTCCCATGCAAACCCAGGTGTGTAATAAGGATATTCTTCTTTAATGGTTGCAACCAAATCAGTGCGCAAGCGATTAACCAATGGACAGGTGTTTCTTTTTAGGAGCGAACATTTATCCACCAGATAATTTGAAAAGGGTGAATAGTTAGAATGCATTCCCACAGTAATCATTTCACATTGAGTTTCTCTCTCTGCCTCATTCACCTTCGTTGAATCCATATAAAAGGTTACTTTCTCTGTAATAAAGAGCCATATATACTGATATTGCTCTCGTGAGAATTTATCTTTGGTTACATATGTGTTTAATAGTCTTATCATTTCAGCTTGCTGATTGGGAAAATTAAATTGCTTTTCCAAACCGAATGACGCGACTAGTTTTCGTTTGATTTCTATAATGAGCGCATTCATTTTAGCAGGTGTGTATGGAGTTAAGTTTTGTGATCTCTCGCCAAAATATATGGAATGATTTAAGCGATATGCCATATAGATTTCCAAAGCGTCTATATACACGCTCATATAATCATCAGTGGAACGAAACCGATACCCTAATTGTCGTGGGTATGTGACGCGCCATGTTTGAAAGCCTGTATAAAGAGACTGAATATAACGTGCATTTAACTTGGAGGGGTCTAACTCCATAGAGAGAATCTTTTGAATGAGTTGTATGAGCACTTGCATCACAAGAGTAAGATTTACTGTGAGCGTTTTTCCCAGGGGTATTTTTTCCCATTCTTTGGTGAGGGCATTGTTGGCGAGAATTATATCAGGTTTTAAGTCATATTTAATGGTTTGGCCTGTCTTTATTTTGTAAGGTTTATAGTCCTGTAATATGGATTTGATAGGGGCAAATATTGGAAGCACTTCAATCGGTTGTATTTCTTTAGTGGCAGCGGTTGTGGCTCTTCTCCGAATCGGTGGAGCGCGAGGCATACTTGGTTGGGGTGGCACTGGAATAGCAGCTGTGCCCGGTATGCGCTGGCCAATATAATCATTAAAGATCGCTAAGATGGCTGGCTGTTCTCCAAAATACTCGGCAATCCGGTTTTTAATCGTATCGCTAGGGATACTGTTAATGTCCTGGCCTGGATATAAATGTGCCATCAGTCGTAAGAAACACACTTCAGTATAACGTTTTAGATAGGAGGCGGACATGTTTAAATCTGGATTACGAGGATTGGTAGAGGGATCATTGAACCAATTGATGCAGTCGGCATCAAAGCCAATATTATCTGCATTCGGTGGCCTCCCGGGAGTTGTCCGTCTTTGCGCCATATAAACATATAATAGATAAAAAGATTTATGGAGAAAGCAAGCTGGACAGATATTCTCGCCGGCACGTGTAAGGTAATTAATTTAAATAGAAACACAGAGCGATGGGATGCCGTGCAAAATACATTGCGGGGCGCAGGTTTCACCAATGTAGAACGGGTCGCAGCAGTGGATGCAAAAAATAGCGATGAGCTACAAGAAGCGTGGGTGCAGTTTGGTAACCCAAAATTCTCTGAATGGGACCAAGAATTCGTCACCTACCCTGGAAAGCAAGGCTGTTTTCTCTCGCATATGAAGATTTGGAAGCAGATTTTAGACGAAAAGCTACCTTGGGTGACGGTCTTTGAAGACGATGTTATCTTTCATCCAAAATGGTCAGAGCTAGCGCCTCAGTATTTTGAGATTACGCCCAAACATTTTGATGTTTTGTATATGGGCGCACAATTTGAATTCCCTAGCAGATTTCAGGTGGATTGTGGTCCGGTCTTTTGCACACACGCCATGATTGTGACATATGAAGGCGCTAAAAAATTATACGAGATGTGTCTGGAGTGCGCGAAGGGTGTTTATACCATTGATTGCATGATCATAGATAAAATGAAATACCAGCTATTCTCTGGCGATAAAAGCAACCCACTGCATTGGTTTGTGTGGAATGGTCAAATGTATCCAACGGAGCAGATACATATGCCAAAAGGCTGGACAAAGCGTAATAGTGGTCTGGTATTTCAAGACGAAGCCTTTGGATCAGAAGTGCGGCCGTGGTAGCGCTAAATGGAAGATTTAGTTGGTGGCGCTGCCCGCTTGTAAATCTAATACTACCCACCAGAGTGTAACGGGACGCTCTTCCATGGATTTAAATGTAAATTTGGGGTCACTGTAAAAGTGTAGGTTTCCATCAAACATCCACATCCATAATCCACATACATCGTAATACCACATATACCATGCAAATGGATAAATGATAC